AATGGAAAAGGAGATAAGAGATGTACTCACTAAAAGTGATTACGTGGGTGTAATTAATGATTCGATATTAGAGATGTGCTTATATGGGACTGGTTGTACAAAAGCTGTAGTCCTTAAAAACCACAACTACCCAGTCTATAAGACAGCGAAAGAAGATCCTATTCTAGTAGAAGCTGAGGACTTTATTGAATCAGAGCTCATCCCGATGGTTGAGTTTGTCTCTTGTTGGGATTTATTCCCCACTCCTGAAGCGACAAGTATTGAAAATGCAGATTGGGTAATTCAGAGAGCATTTTATTCACAACAAGAATTAAGAAACCTTTCTGACCAAAATGGTTTTATCCCAGAAGCAATAGAAGAAGCAATCTCTACAGGCAGTGGTATTGAATACGGATCAGATCAGTCAGAGTCTCCTGTCAGGTATAATAGAAACAGGGGAGAAAGAATTAAAAAGTTTCAGGTTCTTGAGATGTGGGGAGAGTTTCCCATAGAAGATCTTGAAAAGTACATGGATATTCCTGAAGGAATAAAAGCAAACCTTTCAGTTTGTGTAACAGTTTGTGGTGGTAAAGTAATACGTGTGGTTATGAATCCTTTTGATGGAAGGATTCCTTACGACATGTGTTATTGGGAAAGGAACCCTGAGTCTATTTGGGGGGATGGCATTTATTTTAGCATTAGGGATCTTCAAGACATCACCAACTTTGCCTTTGCTCAAATGGTTGAAGGTAAAGCTCTTGCCTCTAATCCAATGTCTGTCATCGACCCCCAAGCTTTTGATGATGGTGAAGACTTGGAAGATATACGACCTGGCAAAATGATACGTGTACGCCCAGGAAACGATGTCAACTCAGCTTTTCGCCCAGTCATTATCCCAGATGTTACATCAGGATTAGATAATTTAATACAGATGGTTGAGAGACAGGCTGATATTGCATCAGGCCAGTCAGCGATAGGGATGGGGGAATCATCTGCTTATCAAACGAAAACAGCTACTGGGATGAGCATCCTTCAGTCTAACAGTAACAAGTTGACAGCAGAAGTTGTTCGTTCTGTAAGCAACATGATCAGTAAAAATGTGCAAGCAGTCTATCACTGGTTGATGGCTGATAGTGATGACCTAATGATTAAAGGTGATTATGATGCACAGTCTACAGGGTTTATGCAGTATGTTGCGAAGGAAGTACACAATACTCAGTTACTAAATCTTTTAAACATACTTGGACAAAATCCAGATCTTAGGGCTCACGTTAAGATGAATGCTTTGGTTCGCCCAATCTTTAGGGCTTTTTCACTAGACCCAGAAGGAATGGTGATGACTCCAGATGAAAAGATTGAAGAAGATCAAATGCAGCAACAAATGGCAATGCAGCTTAAGCAATATGAAGAAGAAAGTAAGATGAACCAAAGTGTTTCTGATGCACTTCTTAAAGAAAAAATGGCTGTATCTGCTGATCAAAGAAAAGCAGACATGCGTGAGCGTGAGATTCTTATGAGTCAGGGTAATGTACTCTCAAGACCTACAGATTATGAAAATGATTCTATTCTGCTCAAAGAGCAAAAGATGCAAGAGCAGGAGCAAGAGATTATGGCTGAGATGCAGAATCAATCTCAGGATGCAGAATTAGATCAAATGGAGCAGGAGCTCGAAAATATGGAGCAAGCTGGGGCAAGAATACCGACTACCCCTGCGGAGGGATCACCTGCGCCCATTAACTAAACCAGATTCTGGCGCGATTGCCAGATTAGACTCTGACCCTCGGTGGTTGGAGTTTGTTAAGTTTATAGAGTCTGAAGTGAATGAAAAACTTAACCTCCTTGGTACGAGAAAGTTGGTCACAGAAGACGATGTAGCAAAAGCCAATGTGATGATTGGTGAAATAAAAGCTTTGCGAGAAATCGCAGAGACACCCGCTAAACTAGCGGATAGGGAGATAAAGGGTCTCCCATCTGGATAGCATGCTAACCCAGGAACCATGAAGGGATAATGGCAGAACAAGAACAACAGGAATTTACAGCTAGTTGGGAAGAAACACCTGAATACGGAAACAACGAACCCCCCGTACCCGCAGAGGAAACTCCGCAGATCGAGGCGCAGGTTGAGGAAACCGTAGCCGAAGAGGTTGAAGAAGAGGTTGAAGAAACTGAATCGGATACTGATTGGCAAGACAGGTATAAAAATCTTGAACAATCACATTCTAGGCGTGGGAACGAGCTTCATAAACTGAAGCAAGAACAAGACGCTGCACGACTGGAAAAACTTGAGATGCAACAACGCATGCTTGAGTTGGAACAAAAGGTAAAGGATGTTGATAGTTTACGAGAACAAGTTGACAGCAAACCTGACCCACTTGATGAAAGTATTTTCTACACAGATGAAGAGAAACAGGTTCTTAAAGACTACCCAGAGTTATTGGGGGTTGCTAAGAAAATGGCTCAACGTGAGGCTCAAATGTCATTTCGTAAGATTGACACCAAGCCTACACAAGAAGATGTGTTTAAATACGAAGAAATGCAAAAATAGGTGGATGAGTTAAAAGCTCATATACGTCTGGAGCAGGCTAAGGCTGAACTTGATCGAAGGATTACACCTGACTGGAGAGTAATTGATGAAAACCCGAAGTTTTTTGATTATGTCAATAAATCCCCATTGCTTACACAAGCAATGAATCACGGTACTTTGGACGAGAAGGCAGAGGTATTTAAGATGTATATGGATTCCGAGGAAGGCCAGAAGATCTTAGGTAAGGTAGAACAGCCCTCCCCTACTCAAACCCAAAACGATGACCGTAGAAAAGCAGCCCAGGGATTAGTCAGGGGCCAAACTCGTGATACCAAACCTACGGGTTCGTTATCTATAGATGAAGAGTGGGCAAAAGCTCCTGAATATCAATGGGGTACATAAACCACTAATGTTCAATATAGGATAATAAAATGGCAGTTCAACCATATCAGGCTGGAACAAACGGTGGCACTGGGGTTCTCTCATCGACTTCGGGATACGGGGCGAAATATGGTGAGCTTAGTGCAGCCGATGCGTTCACTATTCAAAAGAAGTTTCTTGCAATCAGCAAGCAACTCATTACCATGGCTCGTTTTGCACAAAAAGATACCAAGCCTTTGAATGAAGGAAGGGATATCAGGTTTCGCAGATATGAGCGTTTTGCTGTAAACACTACTGAAATCAGCGAAGGAGTTACTCCTACAAGCGATAGTCTACAGCAGACTACAATCAAAGCCACTTTAGCTCAGTACGGAGCTTGGGTTCCTGTGACTGATGTTATGTTGGCCTTGTCAACTGATCCCATTGTAGCTCAGATTACTGAGCGTCAAGCCATTCAGATGGCAGAGCAGATGGATACTTTGGCTTACAATAAGTTCAAAGCCACCTCATCTGTTTTCTATCAGGATGGTTCCACATTTGATGGAGGGTTTTCCGCAGTTGATAAAGCAATTGGTGGTAATACCGCTTATGTAGCACCAGGAGGAAGTGGGACTGATGCTAAGATTTTGGCTGCGGTAGTTCGTTTCTTGGAAAAGAACAACGCTCAAAAAATTTCTCAGGTGATTAAGCCAACTTCTGGCTACAACACCGAACCAGTAGCTGAAGGTTACTTCGCTATTACACATCCGGACGCACGTGCTGATATTGAGGCAATGCCAGGGTTTACCCCGATTGAGAAGTACGCTTCTTATGGTGCTGTAATGGCAGGGGAGATCGGTAAGGTAGGTCTGATTAGATTTATCGCTACCACACTTGCCACGCCTTATGAGCAGTCAGAGCAGACTGGAAGCAGCACTGCAAATTCTTTACGAACAAATGCTGATGGTAATGTCAAAGTCTACACAACTCTTGTGTTCGCTCAGGATGCTGTTGGTTGTGTAAGCTTGTCTGGACAAGACAGCGTTGTCCCAAAGGTGATTAGCCCAACTCCTTCAAGTGAAGATCCACTTGGACAGAGGGGCGCGGTGGGATATTCCTACCATTACACCTGTCTCGTGCTCAACGATAATAACATGGCTCGTATCCATCACGGTGTAACTAACGTAGGTGGATGACCAACCAGGAATCGGGGGAAAGAATCGTTATTATTAATGATTCTTCTCCTGATTATTCGTTGATAAGGATCACGAAAAGTGATCTTGAAGTACACGGCAAGATTAATCCTCACTTCAGTAAGGACATCTTGCTACCAAACTATTCTCTCCCCACCAAGATTCGGGTGGTATGCCAGGAGCCTTTTGGGGAGGGAGTATTCATTTCAGTGGGGAGGGTCTCGCCATTCCGAGAGCCTGGGTTTTTTATAAACGAAACTGAATTGGAATCTCCAAAAGAATTAAACTCAAAAATAACTTCTTTGTTTATCCCACTAGATCCCAAAGCTGGGTATCTAAGGCTGGAGATGCACTGCAAGAAAGACCCAATAGGTGGGTTGTTGTGGTGTGAAACAGAGTTCAGATTTCCAACAGAAAGGTACTGATGTCTACACTACCAAAAATAAAAAGCAAATCTGGTAACAAACATTTGGATGATGCTCTAAATTTAGAGTTTGGAATTCCTGTCACAGACAAGTTAGCAATACCAGTAGAGAAAGATTTAAAAAATGTTCCTGAAGGCTATGCTGTAATTGTACTTGATTACGGTGATCAGCCAGCATACATGTATCCTCAACCAGTTGCTGTAGGTGGGGAAACTATTTGGATTCCTAGGGCATCACGAAGAGCTATCCCAATGTCATACTTGGAAGCATTGCTTGGGTGTAAAGAAACAGAATTATTTCAAGCAAAGCCAGGAGTGACTGGGGTTGAGTATGAAAAGAATCGTTTTAACGTTCAGATCCTCAAACTCCCAGAAGGTAAAGCCCAAGAGATTAAATCAAAGAATCAGTCAATTCGTGATAAAGCAGAACAACAACAGATACACGTTGGATAGTAATGACTATTGAAGTTGCAGGTGAAAAGTTTAGCGGTTATAACAAACCCAAACGAACTCCAAAGCATCCCAAAAAAAGCCATGCTGTAGCAGCGAAAGAAGGGGATAAGGTAAGGCTTATTCGTTTTGGTCAGCAAGGTGTACGGGGTGCAGGGAAGAACCCTAAGTCAGCAAAAGACAAAGCAAGGAAAAAAAGCTATTATGCTAGACACAATGCTCAGGGCAAGCCTACAACTAAGCTTTCAGCAAAATACTGGTCGCATAAAGTAAAGTGGTAATATGTCCAAAAACGTACCGAATAATCCATCATTGTGGAGCCGTGTAAAAGCTCAGGCTAAAGCCAAATATAAGGTTTACCCCTCCGCTTACGCGAATGGCTGGGCAGCACGCGAGTACAAGAAACGTGGTGGAACGTGGAGAACCAAAACATCTTCTAAGAAGAAAAAGTAATGCCTTATAGCAAGTATAGTAAAAAGCAAAAAAAGTTGGCTGCTGTAGCTCCACCCAGAAAGAAAATCACTGGGGCAGACCTAAAGGCGTTGAGCAAAAAGAATGGCAAGAGCAAGAGGCGGTCTAAGTAAATGGTTTAAAGAAGAGTGGGTAGACATCTCCAGAAAGAAAAAAGGAGGTGGACACCCGCCATGTGGAAGAAAGAAAGCAAAGACTTCGAGTAGTGGATATCCTAAATGCGTCCCAAAAAGTAAGGCCAGCAAGATGTCTGCTTCTCAGAAAAAGAGTGCGGTACAGCGTAAGCGTGCCAAACCACAGGGGGTAGGAGGGAAACCAACCAATGTTAAAACTTTAGTTAAGAAAAGGAAATGATGTACGGAACCCCAATGAAAAAGAAGAAAAAGAAAACAGGTGTCATGAGTTATATGAAGAAGCCTGTTCGTGGTACTAAAAAGACCATGATGAAAAATGGTGCTAAAAAAACCATGATGAAGAAAAAAACTAAATAATGACTCGTAAAGACCTGAGACAAAGAGTCGAGAGACTTTTACAGGATAACGAAAACAAGCGGTGGTCGGACTCTGAGATTAATGGGTATCTTGATGATGCTCAGACAGAGTTTTGTAGATTATCTAAAGTACCCAAAGTTTCTGTTGTTCAGAATCTTGTTGATGTAACAAAAAGGTTTACGTCAGCAAGTCTCTCTATCTCAAGCAAGACTGTCACGGTAACGCTTGGGGGCTCTGACACCCACACATTAGTTGAGAATGATTCAGTATTAATTACTGGGAGTTCTAACAATGACATAAACGGGGCTCAGGTTATTACGTCTGCGACATCAGGGACGAACACGTTTTCGTTTGTTCTTGATAATGCTAGCTCAGGGACTGAGACAGGGATAACCGTACTTGAGACAGGCCCATTCATAGACACACCGTCTTCCATTCTAGAGTTGCAGTCTGTTTACTTGGACGACCGTGAACTAGCGATTTATACGGAGTCTCAGTTAAACAATGTTTCTAATCGTAATAATTCATCGGGGAGATATTTGCAGACTGTCCTTGGGGCTACTCCTCACCCCTTTAATAACATGTCACTGTATAGAAGCAGTAAATGGAAAAAGGTAGAGGGTGAGATTGAAGGTATAATAATTTCAGAAAGATCTGCTAGCTCTTTTAGATTGTTTCCACTTCCTAGTAAAGAAGAGCATGTATATTTTGATAAAGATGCCAGTGCAAAAGTTTCTCTCAGACTTGTTGTCAGAGGCGTAAGAGATCCTGACAACTTGTCTACAGATACATCTGTTCCTTCTATACCAGAGCAATATCAGGAAGGGTTAGTGTTTGGTGCTCTTGAAAGAGCATATCTAAAAGAGTCACAACTAAGAAATGTAGAAAAGTCTGGACTATATAAGACTAAGTTTATGAACTATGTGAGCGATGCGATTAGGAATGAGAATCTTAATTCAACATCGATTACAATGGGAAGAAACCAGGCACAGCTTAGAGTTTACAGATAATGGGTAAAGCAGGTAAATACAACATTGTAATAGAAGAAGGTTCTACTTTTGGGTTGGATCTTCTCTATAAAGACTCTTCTGGTGATAGACAAAATTTATCCTCGTATACAGGAAGAATGCAGATCAGAGATTCTCCTGGTGGGGATTTAATAGATAGTACAGATTCAAATATAAGAATAGGCCATAAAGTACAAAATGGAACATTTGTAACATCTGGTTTGGGTGATGCTACGACCACCCATCAATCTAATATTTCCATAGAAATATTTGCAGCACACACAGCAAACTATGATTTTGAAAAAGCTTTCTACGACATAGAAATACAATCAGGAAATCATGTAGAAAGAGTCATAGAAGGTAGTGTCACTCTCAGTAGAGAAATAACTCAATAATGGGAAACACAGTAACAGTAAATACTACGACTAATGTTGTAGAAGTAAAATCACCTGGGACACCAGGACCAGCAGGATCAGGTTATATTCTCCCTATAGCAACCTCATCTGTTCTTGGGGGTGTTAAGGTAGGGAGTCGCTTGACGATTAACTCATCGACTGGGGTTTTGGATGCTAACGACCAGTCCTATACCTTACCCACAGCAAGTTCCTCAGTTCTTGGGGGTGTCAAGATTGGGAGTGGACTTACTATGGATTCAAACACTGGGGTTCTGACAGCTAATCCTGGTGGTTATTCTCTACCTATTGCTTCTTCATCAGTTTTGGGTGGTTTTAAGGTTGGCCTCAGACTTTCAATAAATTCTACTACTGGGGTGTTGGATGCTGCTGACCAAAGTTACACATTGCCCCCAGCAACAAGTTCAAGCTTAGGTGGTATAATAGTTGGGAGTAACTTGTCTGTGACAAATACTGGGGTGTTGAGTGCTAATGCCCAGTCATTAACACCTGCAACATCATCTGCTCTGGGTGGGATTAAAGTAGGCAGTAATCTCAGTATTACATCTGATGGGACACTCAGCGCAGCAAGCTCTTATAGCCTCCCAATAGCAACATCTAGTGTACTTGGTGGTATTAAAATTGGTCAAAGACTTACGATCAACTCTTCTACTGGGGTACTCGATGCAGATGATCAAAGTTACACACTCCCGATAGCCACATCATCAGCACTTGGAGGAATCAAAGTTGGGGCAAGACTTACAATCAATTCCTCAACAGGAGTGCTTGATGCAAATGATCAAAGCTATACTCTTCCCACTGCAAGTAGCTCCGCATTAGGTGGGGTAAAGGTAGGGACAAATCTGACGATAGACGGGAACGGGGTATTGAGTGCAGGCCCAATAGCTCTTACTACAGTACAGACCGCTTCTAGCCAATCTGCGATGTTGGCCCTTACCACGCAGGAAGGTGATGTGGTTGTCAGATCCGATCAAAAGAAGACATACATGCACAATGGAGGTTCTGCGGGAAGCATGTCTGACTTTACTGAGCTACAAACACCTGACGATGCAGTAACAAGTGTTAATGGTCAAACGGGTGTTGTCAGTCTTACAATTCCATCAGGTAATATTGTTGATGATACTTCTCCACAACTTGGTGGGAACCTTGATGTAAATAACCAGGATATTGTAACTACCTCAAATGGTAATATTGATCTTGACCCAAACGGTAGTGGCAAGGTTGTATTTAAGGGAAATGCTACTAAAGGCTCAGGTCAGTTTGTTCTTAACTGCGAAAATAATTCGCACGGCATAATTGTTAAAGGACCACCCCATAGTGCAGGAGCTAGCTATACACTGACACTACCAAACAACACTGGCTCATCAAATCAAGCATTATTAACAGACGGAAATGGAGTTCTGTCTTGGGGTTCAGTTAGCTCGCTTCCTTCTCAATCAGGTAATGCAAACAAGGTACTGACAACTGATGGGACTAATGCTGCTTGGGACGAGTATGAAGGATCAGTTCTTAACCAAACAATATCAGCATCTAAAACAATTCCATCGGGTAATTCATTCGTAATTGCAGGCCCAGTAACTGTAGCGTCAGGTCAAACACTAACCGTCAGTGGGACAATGAAGGTAATATGAGTTTAGTATTCACTCCCGAAGGTACACCCGCCTCACCACAAGAAGGCGAAGTTTATTACGACAGCACCGCAGACAAACTAAAGGTGCGGGATGCTTCTGCTTTTAGGGAGGTAGTTTCTAAGAATAGCAGTGGTGAGATTGATGGTACGTTTAATGGGGCAATGAACACTGGTTCAATAGGCTCAAATGTTACTGGTTTTACTGGAATTAAAATGTACGATAATTGGAGGCTTGCTGCCAATCTGAGCTCATTAGCAACTCCAATAACTTCAAATATTGAAAGAAATGATACGGCTAATGCTGGTTTTATTGGGTCAGCGATGACAGTAAGTAGTGGAATTTGGACTTTCCCCCAAACTGGTATTTATCTGATTGGTTTTCACGCTCAATTTTATCTAAACGCCTCTGCACAATACTTAGGATTTGAAATTAAAAGTGTGATAAGTGGTTCAACCCAGACCCTGGCAAATGGGTATGGTTATATAAACAGAACAAATTCAGCTAGCACTTATGGTAATGCGGATGTATTTGCTTCTTTTGACGTTACAGATACCTCTACTCATAAAATTAGATTTGATTATGATGAGGCGGGTAGTAATACGGCTGCTTTATGGGGTAGCACTACTTTTAACGGAACGCACTTCACATTTATGAGATTAGGGGATACATGATAAGAGATTATCTACAAGAAGCCTTAATGTTATTATTACCTGAAACACCTAATTGGTATAGTTGGGCTAAAACTGATTCTGATGGAAATAAAATTCCTAATGATCAACGGATGCAGACAAAGTATGTCATTGTTGAAGAATCGCATATTGGGAAAGTAACAAGGCCAACGGATAAACAAATAAACGATAAGGTCGCAGAACTTAAAGCAGACGATGTAGCTAAAAAATACCAACAAGATCGCATTTACCCACCGATTGGAGATCAGCTTGATGCACTATACCACGCAGGCGTTTTCCCTAAAGAAATGGCAGACAAACTAAAGGCCGTGAAAGACGCACATCCCAAACCAGAGTAAACCATGCCTTCAGTATTTAAATACAACGGAAACGAAATTATTGATAGTAGTGGAAAGTTAGGTGCTTCCACAATGGATGCAAACCAAGCGTGTGTAAAAACAGCATTAAACGCAACTGGGTCTGCCCCAATTTATGCTTGCAGGGCATGGGTGAGATTTCCTTCAAGTTCTACAATAACCGCTTCAGGTAACGTCAGCAGTATAACTGACCATGGGGTTGGAGACTTCACAATTAATTTCACAACTGCAATGCAAGACGCAAATTATGCCGTAACAATGATGAGCGGAGATGATGGTTCAAGTGAAACATTATATGGGGCTATGTTTGGTGCTAGTTCATCAAGACTAGCAGGTTCATTCAGATTTAGAATCATAAGAACCCATCATCAAGCAAGCGCCACAGATGACGCAACTTACATTGGTCTAGCAATATTTCGATAAAGGAAAAAATGGAACAACGAATTATTTTTCCAGAAGAAACAGGAATCGCAGTAATAATCCCAAGTGGAGATTTATCGGTTGAAGCAACTGCATTAAAAGATGTTCCTAGTGGGGTTAAATATAAAATTATAAATGCTTCAGATTTACCACAAGAACGTGATTTTAGAAATGCTTGGGAATATGATTTTAATGAAAGTTTTGATGGAGTAGGTGCATGAGCATTACGATCAATTTAGATAAGGCCAAAAATATTACTAAGGAACGTCTTAGGATTGAACGAAAACCTTTGTTAGAAGCACAAGATATTTTGTTTATGCAAGCACAGGAAGCAGGGTTAGACACAACGTCAATCGTAGCAGAAAAGCAAAGGCTTAGAGACATAACTAATGCAGTCAATTCCTGCACTACTACTGATGAACTAAAAGCATTGTCATGTGAGGCATAATGGCATCCGAACTTAAAGTAGACACGATTAAACATACGAACAATACCAGTGCGATCACCCTGGATGCGTCTGGGAATATTACATTAAATGGCGAATTTTCAGGTTACTCCCATTCGTTAAGCCACAGAAATATGGTGATTAATGGGGCGATGCAAGTGGCACAAAGAGGCAACGTAACTGGAAAAACTTCAGCAACTTATGGTGGGCCAGATAGATTTAAAACGGAAATTAACGCTTTAGGTACTTGGAGTATAAGTCAAAATACAACGAACACACCAACGGACAAAGGTTTCAAAAATTCACTTAAATTAGAAATAACAGCTAATGCTGAGTCTAGTATAGGAGGAGCTAGTGATTATGTTAATCTACAACAGCGTTTTGAAGGTCAAGATTTACAACATATTAGAAAAGGTACTTCAGAAGCAAAACAAGTAACTTTATCCTTTTGGGTAAAGTCAAATGTAACTGGAAACTATAATATTGAATTAACAGATGTTGATAATTCAAGACACGTTACAGCTCTTTCGACAATAGATTCTGCTGATACTTGGGAATATAAAACACATACATTTCCTGCTGATACAACAGGGGCATTTGATAATGACAATGGTCAAAGTTTAAGAGTTTTGTGGTGGCTTGCCACTGGAACTACATTTACAAGTGGGTCAAGACAAACAACATGGGGCAGTACATCTAATGGTGATAGGGGCGTAGGCAATGCAAACTTAGCTAGTGCAAATAATAATTATTATGAAATCACAGGAGTTCAACTAGAACTTGGCAGTAAAGCAACTCCGTTTGAGCATAGAAGTTTTGCAGATGATTTAAGAAAGTGTGAGCGTTATTATCAAAATAGTTTCAATGACGGAAATATTCCTGGCACTTCAACATCTTTAACAGATTCAGTAATTACAACTGGTTGGAACGATGGTAATGCTCCTTTTGCAAATCCTTTTCGCACAGTTATGAGGTCTGCACCATCTGCAACAATTAGACCAAGAAATTCTACAACAACTGGACAAATAAACAATGGAGGTACTTTTAGAACTGCCGTTGCATCAGATATAGGCAATAAAGGTGTTTCCTATATAGCTGTAACTTCAGGGACTGCAAATGTTTATAATGCTTACTCATACGAACTTAATGCAGAATTATGAGAACATTTAAAAACGCAAAATATATAAAAGATGTATATTCTCCTGAAAGCAAGCTAGTAGGAGTAAACGTAACAATTGATGAAGTTGTTTGTACGATCCCACTAGACCCCGCAAACACAGACTACGCAGAAATCATGCAACAAGTAGAAGCAGGGGAATTAACAATACAAGAAGCGGATAGTGAGTAATGGCAACAATATCCTTTAAAGACGGAATGGTGCATAACACGCACCAAATCACCGATACAGTCGGAGTATCTGCAAATGAGCGGGCCATGATTGTTGGCCCAATCGAATTAACTTCGACAGGCACAATTAACCTGACGGGTAGTTTAACTGTACTGCATGAACTAAACATCAACGGTGGTACAGTCAATGTACAAACTGGTGGAACATTGGATATACGATGAGTACTTTAACTTTAGGTGGGTCAACATTAGCAAGTAAGTCAGGGAGCGTCCTGTCTTTGGACAGTGGGGTTACTTTCCCTTCGGGAAACATACAGCAAATTCAATCAGTAACTTGCACTTCCCAACAAGACTTTACAAGTGATACGCCAACAGCAGTAACTGGTTTTAATAAAGCAATAACAGTAGGTAAAACAGGAAGCAAAATTTTAGTTACATTGAATTTAGTTGGTTGGGGTACGAGTAATACAAACAGTGGAAATAGGTGCTACACAAAAATAACAGAATCAGTAACATCTTTAGATTATTGGATTTCTGACATTGATGGTTGGACTAATACATCAGTAAATCAGTTCCATACGCTTACTTTTTATTATTTACATACTCATGGTCAAAATGCTGGTACAGCATTAACCTATACACCAAAATTTGCAAATGGATCTGGTGGATCTAATGGAACAAAATTTAACTATTACTATGCAGGTGCTCATGGTGGAAATAATAGAGAATCCTATATGTTACTAACTGAGTTGGCATAATGAATGATAATGATTTTAAAGTAGAAGCAATTGCTAGATTAGCACCTAATGTTGGGTTTGCTTATAATGAAAAAGATGGAATTTTCCAATGGGAATCTGATACTGCAAAACCTAATAAAGATCAAATTGAACAAAAAGCATTAGAAGTAAAAAAAGAGTACGATGCACAGGAGTACGCCAGAAATCGATCATCTGAATACCCAACGTGGCAAGAACAAATGGACATGCAGTATTGGGATGCAATCAACGGAACTAACACATGGCAGGAAGCAATCGAAGCCGTGAAAACTAAATACCCAAAAGGTGAATAATGCCGGGGATTCTTAAATTAGAAGGTACTAACATCGCAACAGGCGATGGTAATGGGGCAGTTACGCTTGGTAGTGCGGTTACAGTGCCTGCATCTATTGGTGGTACGATGATTTTTTTAGAAAAATTTACTGCATCAAACACCGCAGAAAAGATATTTAATCTAGATTCTTTTACTAGCTACAATACTTATGTTTTTTCTTTAAACGGACTTATATCTGTTGCTGATGATGTAACTTTTTTAATGCAAGTTGGAACATCGAGTAGTAGTTTTTTTAGTTCAGGTGGTGATTATAGATTTGCAAGTTCGCACCCATATTTCGATGGATCTACAGCAGGTGGACCTTATGTAGATACAGCTCAGGCATCTTTGGCTATAGCCCCAAATTTGGGGAACAATGCTGGATATGGTATTAACGGAACTATCAAACTATTTAATCCCACAAGCTCATCGCTTAAAACAAGTGTGAGAGGTGAAATAGCATCATTTAATAAAGATGAATTCGTACAACCTAGAGCCTTTGCAGGCTATAGATTAGCAACAACGGATGATGCTTATGTAAAAATTAAATTTGATGGTACCTCTATTGCCTCAGGAACTATTACATTATATGGAATAAAAGATGCCTAGATTTCGACACATAACAGGATTAGGTAATGTCCAGTTTACCCCTGAAGAAGAAGCAGAAGCAGATGCCCAAGCACTCGCTGTCGCAGAATATAGAAGACTTAATGAATACAAGGACAAAAGGCAATTGGCCTACCCAAGTTATGCAGATCAACTCGACACGATCTACCACCAAGGATTAGATGCTTGG